ACTTTGAGGAAGCTATTAATGCTATTCCAAAGGATCATCCACACTACCATGAAGTAAGGAGGTTATTAATTTCACAAGTAAATGATGACTTAAACAGTTATGCAGCCAACTCCACAACAAATAGACGAGCAAGTTAAACTTGAACGTGATGCTATTAAACTAGGACTCAAGAGGTTACGTGATCAAACTACTAAATTAGAGGATCAGAATTATGCTTCAGCTACTATTTATGGTATTTCTTCTATTGACAGCCTTTTACCTGATGTAATTGATGAGATAGAAAATACTACTTCAAGGATATATGAACGTCACAATGGCGTAGCTTTCAAAGATATACACAAGTATCTCAAGGACATTGATTCACAATCAGTTGCTGCAATAACATGTAAGATTGTATTCGATAAAGTATTTGGATACAAACTTGATAGTAATCAAGCTGTTAAAATCAGTGAAGCAATTGGTAAAGCAATAGAAAGTGAATGTCAGATGAGACATTACGAAACTAATGCACCTGGACTACTTAATGTATTAAAGAAGAACTATTGGCATAAAGCTTGTGGTACTGGTCAGAAGGTAGTTGTTATTCGTACACTAATGAATAGGTATGATGTTAAACAGTGGGAACCATGGACTACATCAATTAAGATTAAGTTAGGTAATTGGTTATTAGGATGTGTAATGAAAGCCAGTAATTGGTTTGAAAGAGTACACATTAGACAGGGTAGGAAGAATGAAATATTTGTAATTCCTACTGCTGAGTTTATGGACATCAAGGACGAAGTAATGGCTAATGCAGAGTTATTTAGTCCATTAGCTTGGCCTATGTTAATACCACCTAAAGATTGGTCGAATGAAGCTGCTGGTGGTTACATGTTAAATGAGGTAATGCTTGGTCATCACTTAGTTAGGAGAGGCAACCACCCCTCTATACAGGGAGAAACACCGATAGCTTTTCTGAACAAAATTCAGAAGGTAGCATACAAACTTAACCCTTTCATCATTGACGTTGCAAAGACGCTAGACAAGAGGGGAATACCTGTAGGTAAGTTTCTACCTATTGTTCATTACGACTTGCCTCCTAAGCCTGTAGATATAGCGACAAACGCAGAATCTAGACTAGGTTATAGAAGGGCTGCAGCAGAAGTAATGAATAAACAAGCTGCAGAATTCAAAAGAAACTGCAGGACTAGAATGACTATGGATACGGTTGGTAGATTCGAGGATAAAGATAGATTCTATATACCTTGGAGTTTCGATTACCGTGGAAGAGCATATCCTATACCTTCAGCCTTAACACCCCAAGATACAGACTTTGGTAAGTCACTACTTAGAAGTGCAGATGAGTCTTATATCACAGAAAGAGGTAAGGTATGGTTAGCTTTTCAAGTAGCTACTACATATGGTTTAGATAAATCAACGATGGCCGAGAGGCTTTCATGGACACATAACAACACACACTTAATAACCAGAGTAGCTACAGACCCAATAGATTATATAGGTGACTGGGAAGGAGCATCAGAACCATGGCAATTCCTTGCTGCATGTGAGGAATACTATTCAGTAGTTATTAAACAGGAACGTATAACTACTGGATTATTTGTAGCTACTGATGCTACATGTAGTGGTCTACAGATCCTTGCTGGACTAGCTCGTGATAAAAAGACAGCACAACTCGTCAATGTGTTGCCTGCTGATAGACCACAAGACGCATATCAGGTTGTAGCGGATACTGCCAAACCTAATTGTCCTATACACATACAGAAAGTAATGGATAGGAAGACAGTTAAAAGAACTGTCATGACAATACCCTACAATGCTAAACCATTTAGTAATAGGTCATATATTCGTGATGCCCTATTAGAGAAAGGAATTGAGATCGACAAGGACGATCTAACCGTTACCGTACAAGCTGTCAGGGATGCTATGCAAACAGTAGTCCCTGGCCCTATGTCAGTAATGAAATGGATAGAAAGTGAAGTTAGTAAAGCTATTAAACGTGGAGTTAAACAATTAAAATGGGTAACACCATCTGGTTTTGTAGTTACTCAACGTATAATGAAGAAGAAAATACAAAGAATAGAATTACAGTTGTTAGGTCGTTGTAGGATTAACGTAGCTACTGATGATACCAATGAGGTAGATATTAGTAGGCATCGTGCAGCTACCGCACCCAACTTAATTCACAGTCTAGATGCTTCACTGTTACATCTAAGCATAGATAGATTTGATAAACCTATCGCACTAATCCATGACAGCGTTCTCACACAATCGGTTGACATGGACGAATTATCGGCTATAATAAGAGAGACATACATGCATCTCTTTTCAGAGCATGACTATCTCAACGACTTTGCTTCACAGATTGAGGCAGAGACAGAACCACCGATCATAGGCGATCTTAAGCCTGAGTCGGTTATTAATTCAACTTACTTTTTTTGTTAAATGTATTCATTATTTGATACTTTCTTTACACCTCCTACAATTGTAGTTGTGTCTGAAGAAAGACTGAAAGCTGCTGAACTTAAAGCTAAGGAAAAGCAACTGTTACAAGTTAAAGTACAACTTGAACAACTTCAAGAATTCTATGATAGATTAGATTCAGAAGTTAAAGCATTAACACCTTCTAAGGAGGCTGCTTAAATGCCTAAGAACGTACACGTTACTGAACCTGTTACACTTGAGGGATTTCAAGCTATTCTAGAACCTGGAAAGTTTGGATATTCACTCTCGGCTGTGGTCAGCAAAGATCTTGCTGATAAGCTAGAAAATGAGAGGGCAGAGGTCTTAAGATGGGCCGAGTCTAAGCTCAAGAATCCGAAGAGAGCTACCCTAAGACCAACACCTTGGGAAGAAGTTTCGGATGGAAAATATAAAATAAAATTCTCTTGGGGTGAGGATAAGAGACCTCCTGTTGTAGATACAGAGGGAACACCCGTGACCGATAAGAAAACACCGTTATATGCAGGATCTACTGTTAAACTTGGCTTCTTCCAAAAGCCTTACATACTCAGGGATGGGGTTACTTATGGCAGTTCTCTTAAGCTCGTTGGCGTACAGGTTGTCTCAGTTAAATCTGATGGGGCTGGTGTCGATACTGGAGAACTTGGCGAGGACGAAGTAGCGAATCTATTCGGTAAAACTCAAGGATTTAAAGCTACTGAACCACCAGCAAATGAAGAGGCAGACGAAGAAGAAGACTTCTAAATTTAGATCTGGATTAGAAGAGCAGGTTGCTAACTTGCTCTCTAGTCTTGGAGTTACTTATGAATATGAATCTTGTAAGGTTCCTTATACTATACAGCATAATTACCACCCAGATTTTGTATTACCAAATCATGTATACTTAGAAACTAAGGGATACTGGGATGCAAACGATAGACGTAAGATAGCTGCAGTTAAGAAAGATAATCCAGATATAGATCTAAGGATGATATTCCAATCACCTTACAATAAAATATCTAAACATTCAAAAACAACGTATGCTAAATGGTGTGATAAACATGACATACCTTGGACAGCATACCATAATATTCCACTCGATTGGTTAATATAGTGTTAGAGAAAGGCGAATTTGTAAGACACGAGCCTTGTAGCAAGTGTGGGTCATCAGATGCAAATAGTTTGTATTCTAATGGTTCATACTTCTGCTATTCATGCAGGACTTACACACCCGCAGAGGGTATAAATCTCAAATCACAATCACCACGGACGATGACAAATGTCAGCTTTAAAGGAGAACCAGAGAGACTACACAAAAGAGGAATCTCTCAAGCTACTTGCAAAAAGTATAGAATTAACAGAGAAGGAAACACTCTACGCTTCCCATATTTTACAAGCGATGGAGTTCTTGCTGGATTCAAAATAAAAAATAAACAGAAGGTATTTACTTATGAAGGATCAACCACTGATACTTTATTTGGCCAGCATTTATTTCCTACAACTGGTAAGCGTATTGTTGTTACTGAAGGTGAACTAGATGCTGCGAGCTGTTATGAAGCTATGCCTAACTGGCCTATGGTTTCCTTACCGCATGGTGCAGCGTCAGCTAAGAAAGATATACAAAAACAGTTACCCTTATTCCAGGGGTATGAGGAAATTGTATTATTCTTCGATGGTGACGAACCAGGTCGTAAGGCTGCCGAAGAGGCGGCAGGTATCTTACCAGCAGGTAAGGTCAAGATCGCCCGTCTGGAGTCTTAT